TATCGTTCCAACCTTAATATCACTAAAAGTATTACCAGGTGATGTTATAGTTCCTTGTGTGGACTTATAATCGTTAGTACCACTTGGAACTACATTAACAGTAGCAGTAGGACTAAATCCTGGAATAGGAGTTTCTCTTAATACAGTATCAGCAGCAAAATCAGCAGTCATACCCGTAAAAGAACTAGTATCTTGATAAACTGATTTTATGTCATTTACACCATACTGACTTAAACTTTTAATAGATCTTGGTAAAGTATCAACTTCATTAATTAATATACTTTCACCAGCAATAAATGTACCAGAAGTTTGAGATAGTAATAAAGTTGTTCCTGAAGTTCCACCACCTGGATTACCAGCAAGATATCCAGTAGCATCACTACTAACACCTCTAATAAATGAACTAATAGGACAATCTGTTAAAGATATAGCTTCATTAATTGTTAACTCTGTATATGTTTGAACGTCATAAAGATATAAATCCCACTCACTAGAACCATTTACATAAGGGGTATTTCTCAATCCAAATGAATATACTCTTGCTGTTCCAATTCCAGTTCCTTGAGGTTCTAGTGCTGCTTGTGTAACTGCTTCTTTTCTTTGGTTTGTAAGATATACTGTATTATTGTTATTATTAATTCCAATTAAAGGAGTTCCACTTACATTGTTAACCCTTAATAAAGAACCCATCTCAAATGGAACTTTTGCAGTTTCTACTGCTTCTTTATCTCTTGGTTTATCTAAATCTAATATTTCTCCACCAGATCTCTCAACTCTTTTTCCTTTAACATAAGCAACTCCAGCAGAAATACTGACAGCCGCTAAATCATCACTTGGAGTATTAGGGTCATCACCTTGACCATTATATCCTTTTGTTGATTCATCTGACTTAAAAATACCATTATTTCCAACGCCATTATCTAAAGAATCATTTATATTAACATTTATATTACCTAAAGCATAATTACCAGACTCTTCATATGTTCTTTGAGCTAACATATCCATGATGTAGCTATATTGTGAAGTATTAATTAATTTTTTAACTTCACCATCATCTAATCTAATTACTTCAACAAAACTAGTATCATTAAAATCATTTAAAGATTTTTTAGCTAACGTAGTAGTAATTTTTAATCTATCTGCACCTGGAGCAGCAAAATTAGAAAAACCTTTTGCATTATCATATAATGAACTATCATCTTTTGCAGTAATAATTGATTCAAGAATATTTAATCCAACTCTATATTTTGGATTATTATCATATGGATCTAGAATTAATGTATCAGCAGCAACATCTACAAAAGTTCCTCTAATAAAATAAATACCATTTGCAATTCTAACAGCACTTCCAACTGCTGATGCATTTGTTTCTATTAAATTAGCGACACTATCTCCTATATCTATTGTAGTATTTCCATAAACAATACTTTCTTGTGCAATTAAAGGTTCACCATCTTCTAATGACGCATCCTTATTACTATCATCTGCAGTCAAATATTTAACAAATAAAGTTGGATCCGTAATATCAGGTGAATCTGATGGATACTTACAGTCATCAACTATAATTTCTATACCTGTATTCTGTCCTTTTAATTTTTTACCTTTTAATTCATTAGCATATAAAGAAACTGGAAGTCCAAGATGCTCAGAATCTATTTTAACAGAATAATATCTATCATCATACGAAACATTACCAGGAATAACTAAAGAACCTTCCTTAAATACATGTTTACCAAATGATTCTATTTGATTCTGTAATATTGATTGAAGAGTAGTTAACTCTCTCGCCTGTACGGGTCTTCCTGGTCTAAATAATACCTTGTAAAAATTATCTTCCGCATCGAAATTATCATAATACGGACTTATATTTAAATTAGTTTTCTGTGACATGTTTTAAAATTCCAGGATAACCTTGATGTCTTCTTTTTGTCTTGAATCTCTAGTGATTAATGCTCTATTATCTAAGTAGATTATATCACCAGACTCATTATTTATCTCAGATGCTGCGATACCATTTGTAAACTCAACTCCCAATTCAACAATTTTATTGTTAGTTGGGTTTGTAGTAGCACCAGAAAAATCAGTTTTAATCTTTGCATTCCAACTTCCAATAACTGCCTCTACACTTTCTGAAGTGGATTGAAAATCATAAATCGTACCCGATGAATTACCACGTTCAGTAATACTATTAGCATCAGTATAATCAGTTTGATCACCTGTAGTAGGATTAAAGTATAATGATCTATCTTGATAATATTTTAAGATAGCAACCTTATTCGTATCATCTTCCGATATGATATCATATGAAACTACATATCCAAATGCTTTACCAATTTCTGTATCACCATCCTTTATGCTTTGTTGGATTTTCGCACCAATTGAAAGACTTTGAGTAATATCAAAAGTATCTAGATATAATGATTTAACAGAAGAGAATTGATTATCGGTGAATACCTGAGTAGATCCTATTGATGTTGGATTTTTTACAATACCAATTTGGGCAAATTTAGTATCAATTGGGAAATCCTTCGTAGAATCATCAAATCTAGCATATACTAAAACTCTATCAGCACCCAATTCTTTATATAAATCATATCCATGTCCTTTTGAAGGTGGTATGATTGGAATTAACTTTGCTTCACTATCAGCAGCTACACCAGATGAAATACTAGTTAAATCTACCATTCCATAAGTGTAACCTTTACCACCAACAGATATTTGTGTGCCTGTTATTTTAGAACCAACAACATCAACTATAACTTTACCACCACTTCCATCACCAACAATGTTAAATTCTTGAGATACTCCACTACCAGCATATCCATTACCTTGATCGGCAATATAAACATTTTTAATCTGATTATTATTTACATCAGAATTACCATTATCTCTAACTGCAGTTATTTGAGCATCTGTAGATGAATTCCAATCATTGGGAAGAGGTATAAACTCAGTAGCGTCAAACTTAATAATATCACTAGGAGCAACTGAAAATAAGAATTTCCAAATGTATCCATCATCTACGGATCCTGCTGCTCTAGTTGGTTCTAATCCAGTAAATAATGGTTCGTTTTGAGAACGATTTCCTTCGGTATTAATTCCACTAGATCCATTATCAATACAAATATAAACATTATAATCTTTATTAATTACAAAGTAATTTGAATCATATAATCTAGAAGAATCTGTTATAGGTGATGCATTACTAGAATTATAATCATGGCGGTATATTTCATATCTATTTCCACTAGTCCAAGTTACTTTTCTAATAACTCTTCTTATATTATCTGGAGTAATCTTTTTACCAAAAATCATAGTATCTTTACTATGATTCAGATAATTAAAATCATCAGTTGGATTTGGTGTTGATGTGTTCCAAGTAGAATCATCAGCTGCTCTACCAAAAGCATTACTTATACCAGGATTCGATAGACCTACAAACACATAATAAGAATTTGAGGTGTCATTAACATCACCCAAAAAGTTACTAGCATTATTGATTCTAAACTGGTCTGTTACAATTGCCGCCATCGTTTATAGCTTTTTTCTTTATTTATACGGGTTATGTTGGTTTATTTATTCCACCAGAGTTCCTAATACCAATATTTCTTCTTTGTATTCTTGGGAAAGTGGATAATCCAGCATTAATAGTCTTAGAAGTTACTCCTATTGATATTGGAGTTGAAGATCTACTGAACCCAGATAATCTACCCCAAGAGAACTTACCAGAACCTTCACCAGTTGTTCCAATTCCAATAATACTAGAATTAGAATCGACATTAGCAATAAAGTCTGCATTTAATCCAGTTCTATTAATTGAACTTACATAATATATGTTATCAATAAAGGTAGTACCTATTCCTACAACAGAATCATTTCCAGTTGCATATATGGAAGTTACTCCAGTTCCTATATTAGTATCATAAACATAAATTGGATATCCATTTTGAAGTTCGGTGAAATCACCAGAAGATTTATTCAAGAAGAACTTCAATGCCAAAGTTCCAGTACCACCACTTCCAAATGCAGTAGTTATTCCAGTAACTATTCCAGAGAATCCATCAACATTTGCTTGTGTAATACCACCAACAGTTTCTGATGGGATTATTGGTGCTGGTGAAATTACATGAGGTGCAATAGTATATCCCAATCCTGGATTTGTAATAGTAACTGATGTAATACTTCCACCAGTTATTGTTCCCGTTGCAGTTGCAGTTGTGGCAACACCAACCTGAATTTTAGTTCTTGGTGGAGATATTGTTAATGGAACTGTAGTAGTACTAAATCCACTTCCTCCACTAACAATTGAAATAGCATTAACACTACCACCAGAGATAGTAGCAGTAAGGGAAGCTTTTGTTAATGTTTGTGATTCATCAACAATAATAACATCCATATTCCCTTCTTCTTCATAATCAAATAATTCCACAGTATCAACAAACATTTCAACATCAGTTGTTGAGAAATCACTAATAACTCTTGCAGTTGGGAATATTAATGGTTCAATAGAAGGTCTTGCTTTAGAAATTACTTCTCCATTAATTGTTTTATCAATTTTTTGTTTAATCCAAGTTAATGGTCTAAGATTAACTTCATCAATAGCCTTACCATAATATAAATTAGTTTCAATTGTATCAGTAGTTGTTATACCACTAATAGTTCTCTTTTCCTGATTTTCTTTTTCATTATTACCAAATATCTGTACTTGATCACCTACTTTTAAAGTTTCAACAACATCAACATAAGTAACATCAACATTATTAGTTCCTTTATAGAAGAAAATAGTAACAGTGTCATCAGTATCAGGTGGTTCGGTAAAGGCAAATGTAGTTCCTCCACCAAATGTGTAAGATTCACCAGGAACCTGTAAAACACCATTAACAAATATTAGAAGTAATGCTTGTATATCCATTTCTACAGCATCATCTTTCTGGAATGAAACTAATTCTCCATTATAATTTAATGGGAATCTTGTTTTAAATCCATCTTGTAAATCTTTAATAGAGTCAATATAATCAAATTCTCCAACATTCCAAGAAGCAAATTCATCTGTAAATACACGATTTACAGTAAATTCTAAAGGTGTTAGAAGTGAAGAGAAATATCTGTCTGTTACAATACCAATAGGTGTAAATACATCACCTCTCTTAAATCCAAATCCTTCTCTCTTAATATCAAAAGAATTAACCTCATTTGAGATAGATCCAATACCTGTTGTAGAACTAGGACGAGGATTAATATCCATTTGTAATGAAGTACCAGTATCTGTAGTTAATCCAATACCTAATCTAGATATTCCTAATACATCAAGATTTTCATATACAGGTGCTGGTGATAAAATTCTTGGATTAACATAACCCTTACCAGCACTACTAATAGAGAATTTCAGTGCTCCACCACTTCCTGCTGGTGATTTTCCAACATTTAAAGTAAATGAAGTTGTAGTACCAACAGATTCAACACCTAATGTTGTATTATATGCTGGATCTGAACCAGGATTCTCTTTATCCTTTCTAGGATAAGAATGTAGACTAACATTACTATCTTGTGTACAAGTAAATGTAAATGCACTTGTACCAATTCCAACTGTATTATTTGCTTTCAATATACCACTAGTAGTTCCAGATACAAATGTATGATCTGATGTATTAGTTGAAGGTACTGAATCTAAAACTTGAATCGAGAATTGAGTAGCTGTCTTCTTAGTAATTTGTACCCACTTATTGAAAATTGGATCTGTTGCTCTTGGGTAAGTATGAGTACTATCATTATTATCCTTTGCACATGTGAATGTTAAAGAATTTTCTGCAATCTTAACATAATCACCAGTATTATATCCATGACTACCATTAGTTGTAATAGTCATAATACCAACATGTGGGTTATATATTGCTGCTGTAGCTGTCTGCAACCCTGCAGCACTAAGTCCATGTGGAGTGGTTGTAGTTACTGTCATAATACCACTTACTGGGTCGTATGCATTACCTAAACCACCTATTGAATATGGGCTAAAGTAAGTAGTACTATCCATCAAGAGAGAACTTGATAATCCACTTACATAAGTATGAATATTTCCTTGTACAACAGTAGCAGTTATAACTGCACCAGTACCTCCACCACCAGCAGATCCAACACCTACTGTAATTGAATCATCAGTTGCCGACTTAATGGATAACCAAGCACCATTAGCTTCATCAGTTGAACGTGGATAATATTGAATACTCTTATAATAATCACTAGAGCATCTAAATGACATAGAAGTAGTTGCAATTCCAACAGTATTTGCAGATCTACTAATACCATTAGTAATACCAGAAACAAATGTATGAGTACTAACATTTGATGAAGGAGCACCAGCAATCTTAAGAACGTTAATCTCAAAGGTATCCCCACCAGTTACGTTAGAAATAGGTACATATCTTCCAGCTACAGGATCAGAAACTCTTGGATATAAATGCTGAGTAGCATCATTATCTTCTTTACATGTAAATGTTAATGATTCATTTGATATCCTAACTATTTGTCCATTTGCAAGAGCAGGAGAAGGTGTTGCACTGAGTTTAACAGTCAATATACCTACAGTTCCGTTATAATGTGTTCCAGTCGTTGCTGTGTAAGTATCAGCAGTTATAAGTCCATGACTAGACTTAATTAACGTTAATTCACCACTATCAGATTTAAATGTTGCATCTGTAGGTGTAAATGTTGAATAAGCACCAATACCATTAGGATTAACTGTAATTGAATTAGCATCAGCACTTACAAATCTATGAGTATATGCCACATCTGTTATTCCAATAGAAATATTTCCATTAAGAGTATATCCAGAACCATGATAATCTGTACTACCGATTCCAACTGATGTAATATTTCCTACAGAGTTAGTTACTGCAGTTACTGATGCACCAACTAAAGGAGCAATTCCAAGTCCACCACTAGAACCAATAGATATAATTTGTCCACCTCTAGGTAATTGATTTTGATTTGGATCGTTATCTACAACAATTAAATTACCATTGGTAGATGTAATTCCACTGAATACGAAACTAGTAATGCCAGAAACTTCTTTTGTAAAGTCATAATTATTAAGTTGATTATTTTCAGTAGTTGGTGACTGGAATAATCCATTTAATGCTACAAAAGTACTTCCAGTTACAATACCAGTAGTATTTGCACCACCAACTTTTACTGTAAATGTTTGTCCAATACCAGTAAACTCTCCAGATATATCATCAAATACAGCATTTGTAGAATAATCTTGTCTTAAATAAACTCTTCCACTGAAAGTTGCTCTACCAGAGTCTCTATTAGAAGCAGCTTTTAGTCCTTGATCAATACCACTAGGAGGTTCGGTGAAGAAAACACTATCACCAACAATATTATAAGCACCTCTATACAATCTTAAAGTACTATTATCAGCATGTGTAGATGCAGAAGTACCAACAAATCCTCTTTCAACTTCTAATATATTAAGTGTTCCATTTTCAGTTATAGGTCCAATACTGGTTGTTCCAACTCCAATATTAGTAACTTTCATATATTCATTATCTATTTTTAAAACATCATTTAATATAATAGATGAAATTCCACTGACAGAAATTAATGTAGTAGTCAACCCAACTTGTCCTGCTACGTTATTAGTAATAGTTTCAGTAATTGGAGTATATGCCAATGGAGATTGAACCATACCATTTAATGTAAATAAACCTTTTTCATTTTTCTTGGACATCTCCAATAAATGATAATTACCAGTACCAAGTCCAATAAAGGTTACTGCTGCCCCTGCTTTAGTAGTTGATAATTGGAAACTATCTGAATTTGTTCCTGAAGCTTTTACATATACTTCTTCTGGCAATGGATTACCATTAGACATTAATAAACGTCCAGTACCAATACCATCTATTGAAGATCCTGGAGTGTAAAGTAATTTCTCATCATTATAGAAGAAATTATTTGGAATATTAAATGTTCCTGTTGCTAAATCAACAACATCTGAAGGATTAAAATAATTACCAAAAATTGGATCTTCATTATGAGTTAATTTAAATTCATTTCTATTTTGCCTAGTTCCATTTAATGAATCATATTGTAAAAGAGATAAAGAATCTATTTCTAAACCTGCACCATACTTTAAGTCTGGTGCTAAATTGATTAAATCAAGTTCAGAATTAATTACTTCACTATAAGTTTGAACCTGTATATCATCTCCACCAGTAAATACTGAATCTGGATGGAATACTAACTCAAAATCAGATCCATTAAGTTGTGATGAGAATGTTCCTATTCCAGTAGTAGTACCAATAGATACGAATGGATACTGCTGGTAGTATACGTTAGATTCATCATGTGCCATTAATACTTGATGTATAGCACTTGTATTACCAACAGATACCCTTATAATACTCTTAGAACTAGTAATATCAGTTTTACTAAATTCAAGGATTGTTGATGCAGCAGAAACTCTATTATATGAAGATTGTAATCTTAAAGTATTTTCTTGCCCATCATTTTGTTCAAGAGTCTTAAATCTATATGTTCCTATACCAGCTGCTGTTGTACCAAATCCCACAACATGAGATTTAACTGATACTTGATTACTCCTATCATTTTCATAATTTATAGATAAAACACCAGATTCAATTTTTGATGTAATAGAACCAATAGCATTTGTTGTATTAGTATCAAAATCATAACTTGAAATGTATGAGTTAGTTCCATCATGTGTTACATAGAGTTCAACAATTTTATTCTCATTTGAGAACGTATCATTTAATTCAACTGTTGTAAAGAATGCATCAATAGTTCCAATTCCAGAAGATATTATAGTACTTGTTGAAGGACCTACAGTAGTTCCAGCACTAACACTTTGGTTTATAGAAGTTAAATTAACAAATCCAAAACTAGTTGTTCCAACACCAATTCCAGCACCCAATTCACTCTGGAAGATTTTTATATCAATATCATCACCGTAAATATCAAATGGAGTGAATAATAACTCGTATGAAGTAGTTGCTTCCTTATTTCCAATAATATCTACAAGGGGAGTAGTCTCAAATATATCACCTTTTTGAATAGTATAAACATCTTGATTTGTAAAATCTATTGTTGTTAATAATTCAGTTAATTGAATTTTCTTAGTAGTTGGATTTTTTGATTGTATTAAAAATCTTCCAAAAGATTCGTTTAATTGTAAAGTTCCATCTTTCGTTACATTATTTGTTGCATTGCGGAATAAAGATACAATATCATCTACAGTTAATACTCTATTTGTAGAACACTTGAAGTAATTTACAAGTTCCTTATTTTCAAATCTAATATATTTCGATCTTAATGGATTTTTTAATGGTGCAGAATCTGTAACTAAATCAAAAGATTTAATAATATCAACTCTGTTTTCTGAGAATAAATCACGAGTTATAGTAGTAGCATCTGCTGCTGTTGATAATCCAGAAGATGTAGAAGAAGTAATACCAGTATCAGCAAAATTCTTAAGTCCACTAGTATGAAGTAAGTTATTTACGGGATTTGATAATTTTTGATATTCAATAGGACTCTGAATAGTATATGATAAATTCTGATAATAATCGTTATCTGGTAAAACTTGATAGTCTTCATTAAGTTTACCAACATTAGTATACCATCCTTTATCCTGCTCAGACGAGTAATCTACTTTAAACGTACCAGTATTATCATATAATACATTAAGAGTGGCAATTGAACCAGAAAATACTCCTTTAATTCTATCACCTTTCTTTAATTCATACTTACCACTCAATTTAACATAGTCATTAGCAATTCTATCTAATTTAACTCCAACGTCTATAAATTCATCATTAACTTTTACTAGAATAGTTTCACCTTCTGAGAAAACAGAAGATTTTTGATTAATTTTAAATATTGGGTATCTATTTTTATTAACAACTTGTCCAAAGTTTTGTGCTGTTTTAGCAAATCCTGGATTATTAGCAATATCAAGTATGCTAATTTCCATTTGGAAAGGATTTCTAGTCAATCCTACCTTAGTTACCCAAGTATTAATTACAGGGAAGAACTTATATCCATTATCAGGAGAGTTAAAAGTATTTCCAAATTCAAATTCATTCTCAACTCGCTCAACCCATGCCTTATCATCAGGTATAAATGGATCTGTTGAAAATCCTAGAACTGGTGTTTCTAATGTAAATGTTACAATTCCAGTTGCATTATCAGTAACAACAGCACTATGTCCTACAGTTACTCTTGTAATCGAAACTCCATTTGTATTGTCAACAGCAAAAATTTCTGGAACATTTAATCCTTTAGGTGGTGACACTACATTAACAGCATCAATAGCCTGTGTTGATTGAGAAACATCAGCAGTTAAATATCCAGTTTCAGCAATTTCTCTACTAATAGTATCAACAACAACTAAATTAGGTGGACTTTGATATCCTCTACCACCATCAATAATTTCTACTGGTGGTTCTATAGCACCATAATCACTTAATGAAATTACTGAAGATATTTTTGCTGTTGCAGATAAAGTTTTATCTGAAGCATATTCAAATCCAATATTCGTAATATTAACATCTTCAATTTTATTTGCTTTAGTTGATCTTGGTAGGACTACAGCATTTTGTCCTTCAGTAGATGCAACACTCACAAATTTTGGCATCTGCTTATATCCAACACCACCAAAATTAACTTTAATAGAAGATATTGGTCCAGTACTAGATTTTGAATTAGTATTATATCTTAAAATATCAGTATCACCATTATCATATACTAAAGATTCTGGTTTTTTATCTAATAAAATACTAAATGTTGTGTCTCCAACACCAGTAATAGAATATTCACCATTATATTTACTTGATTCGTAAGTAATTTTAGAACCATTCTTAACACTAACATCAGATGTACTAATAAAACCAGTTTTTTCTATATTATAAAATAATGAATTTGGATTATCTTCATAATATTTCAAAGTAACAGTTGCAGTTGTTGTAACACCAATAGTTCCAACACCAGATACACTAATTAAATCTGTACTTCCTGTAGATACAAATTGATTCTTAAATTTACTGTCATAATATAGATTAAAATCATATCCCTCTAAAGAAGAATCAGAAACGTCAAATACTAAATCATTATTTCTTATGACAGGAATATTTGGATTTATTAGAGATATTTCCCCAACAAAAGTTGAACCTACACCAACCAAATTTATAACTTTTGGTGGATAATTTACAACATTATGATAAGTATTTGCTAATTTAATATTATTATCATCTACCCTATAAACAAAATATCCACCAGTTTCTAATCCACTAATAGAACTATATGTAGGACTATAATATACCTTATCACCAGTTTTAGTATCATGTCCATTCAGGGTTATAATATTTGTTCCTGTATTTACCCCTACTTTTCCAAATGTCTTTGGATTAATTAATAGTTTATTGATAGATGAATTATGTTTGACAATAACTGATGCTGAAGTACCTACTCCAACAGCTTCATTGGCATTAATTGTTAAATTAATGACATCATTGGATATTAAATTATGATTAGTTGAAACAGATACTAAAGCTGAAATAGTTTCAATATTTCCTGTTACTTGTTCAAAATTAGATTGGAAGGTATATTCAAAATCACTATCACCATTAGATAAGAAATATAAACCACCTGGTGATGCATTAGTTGACTCAGTATTAAGTCCAATATTATCAATATCAGTAACTATACCAATAAAATCAGATGATTTATTAATAACATAAACATCTTGTGAAGTTCCACTTAAAGGTATGCTAAATCCCAAAGGAATTGTTCCATCATCAGATACACCAATATTTGCCTTACCTGCAGGTTTTGAAAATGTTACTTTTTGTCCAGTTTTAAATGGATGATTTGGCAAGTAAATGCTCTGAGCAGGAATTGAAACGTTACGTGCAGTTTCACCAACAGAAACCCATGCAGTATATCCAACACCAGTATTTCCATCACTACCTATTCCAAGAGCTTGTTTAGGATTAAAATAAACAATATCATCTATTTCAGAATCAAAATTATCAGTTTCTACTGGTAATGTTAGTATAGTTGGATTTAGTTTAACTTCTGTAGATAATGAATGTGCAGTTCCTACAACACCTCTTCTAACTCGTAATATATTTCTATCGTCAAATTTATTAATAACTGCAAGAGTTTCCGTTCCTATACCTATACTACTTCCTACAGATATTAAAGAAGTTCTACCAACAAAAATATCTGTTATAATTCCTGCTGTTCCATTTGCAGCAACTTCTTGATATAAAATTGTACTTTCTGTTGTAATACCAACTGAATGTGTTCCTTGAAGATATTGAATATCTGTTGTTAATCCAGAAACCTGAATTTTATCACCAACCTCAAATTGATGTGGAGTATCAAAATGTGCTAATACTTTTTTAGAATCCTTCCAAGTAAATTTAATTCCACTATATTGATTATAAGTTGTTTCTATTGTAGATAAAGCAGGTCCCTCAATAGTTTCAATAGTAGCACTTAAACCATTTCCATTACTTCCAGTATCATCAAAAGTTAGTACATCACCAACTTTATAATTATCTCCAGATTTTACAATTTCAACACTTTCTACTTCTCCCTGAGTTACTGCATCAACAATTGCTGATTGAGAAACAATATCATCTGATTCTACAAAGAAAGTTTTAGTAAACTTATCAGCAGACTTATATGGGAATGTATTTCTAACTAAGTTAGAATTATTAAAATCAAACTTTTGATTTATTAAACCTGTTCTATCTAAAGCTTCAGGTGTAGATCTATAACTATTTCCAATAAAATATGGGAATACTGGTGCATTAGTCGTAGAATTTATTCCTGCAAAATATGCATAAACACCATTTGGAAATTCTGGTGTTACACAATATCTTCCATTGTGCTCATCTAAATCACCAGAACCATCATATGAATAATCATCAGCGAAGAATCCTGCAGGATATGTAGATATTCCAGGTCTATTAGAAACTTTTGAAGTATCTAAAGTATAACTAGGACTTAAAATCTTAACAGAGGTGGTATCAAAAGGATCACTATATCCAAACGGACCATATATTGGATTTCCATCATAAGCCCACCCAATAATCTTTGAGTGTCCTCCATCAAAATCTCTAAAGATATTAGTAATTGGTGGTATAGTAGTTATATTTTCAAAATAAGAATTACCAATATCAGTTGAATACCCAACTACAGAATATCTTAATCCATATTCAGATTCGTCAATGATATTACCATTATATTTCTTATTATATGGACTTTGTGTTTGTATATTATTTAAAGATAATCTTCTTATATTTGACTTAATAACTGCATTTTTACCAGATGGTGTTATTGTAATTCTAGTATTACTTGTAGTAAATCCAGTACCACCATTAAGAATTACAGTATCAACTATTCTTAGATAAGTTGCAGAAGTTGGATCTTTATCAATAACAGCTCTTATTCTTGCACTAGATCCATCTCCAACTACCTCTAATTCGGGCGTAGAGTAGTATTCTTCCCCTCCATCATCTATTCTAACCTTTTCTATTTTTGAACCTATTATAATCGGTGTCAGAGCAGGATTAATATCTCTATCCCTTCTACCTATACCATTCTTAATTGTTATTTCTGGATTATTTTCATAATTTACAACAGTATCTGAACCATATGAAGTTCCTTCTTCATATAATAATACATCAGTTAAATGTCCACGAATAACAGGTGTTAATACAATTTTATCTGAAGTATCAACAGAATATTTTACTTCAGCTGAAACTTCAATAGTTGGATATTTAAACTCTTGGAAACCAGTTCCAGAAGAAGTAAATTTAACATAATTCTTTTCAATATAGTCTGTATTGTCCGTTCCAGCAATTCCAGCATTGGCTAATCTAAATGAGTCATCATTTTGCTTAATTACTTTGTATTGTACTGTAGTTCCAAGCCCTACAATATTTACAGAAGAACCACCTCCATATACTATCTTATCTCCTTCAGAGAATCCATGATTCTTAAAGTTAATAATTGAATCAATTGTGGATATTTTTTCTGGTTTTACAAAAACACTTCTATTTTCAAATGTACCACCTGCATCTATTATAGAAACAGAATTTAAAGTGTTTTTAGCATACTTAACTTTAAATTTATGTAAACCTATATTTTTACCAGTTACTGCAGTATATCCTATAGTATTAATTCCTGCATTATAATCTTTTTCTGTTCTATAAAGAAAAACACTACTTATTCCAAGAACTTGCGGATAATATGTAGCACCAGGAACTAATTCATCATTACCAGGATTAAATGGATTATTATTTCCTGCATATGTTCCAATACCTAAAGCAGGATAATCATTTCTATCATAAATGAGTGGTTCTCCACTTTTTAAATTATGATTGTTGGTAAAAGTAATAGTTTCATTAACAGTGTCTACTCCACCACCTTTTGTTATAATCCTAGCATCAAATTCTAATTCTCTATTTCTCTTTTTAATTACAGGTCTTAATACAGTTTCATCACTGTTACCACCAGTAACTTTAATACTAATAACATCTTCAATATCAAAATTTTGAGGATCAACTTGTATTTCAGTAAGAGTACCAGAAATTACAGGTTGAACCAATGCTGTAACTCCAATACTAGTAGCAATATCTAATTTTGGTAAATTAACTACATCATAATTAGTTCCTTTACTTATAACAGAAACATTATCTAATTGTCCATAATAAATTCCATCAGATGATTTATTATTCTCAATCTCAATACCATTAATCAACATTCCAACTGGTCCTGGAAGTGTTTCTACATCTTCACTAGAACCTAAATTTGGATTTATTGGAAACTTTTTAAGTATTTTTTGAGATTGAAGGGTTTTGTTATAATGCTTCAATAATGTAAATGTATGAGAACTTGTTACATTTGGAATAGTAAACTCTTCAAAACCATCAGTTTCTACAAAAGATGCAGATAAGTATAATTTTATTTGATTAGTACCAACATTCTTTATATAATAAACACCTTCTCTTAATCCAGTTAATGGGGTAGTTCCAGGTGTATATTGTACACCATCACCAGTAATGAAAGGAACATCAGAACCAAAAGATATTATTGAATATTTTTGTGTAGTTGTATCATATCCTTGTATAGTACCACCTGCAGTAGCAGTACTGATACCAGCTTTAAATGCTTCATCTATAATTTCATACGATGGTAAAGAATTGGTAGCAACATATAAAGATTCATCAGATTCGATATAAGTATTTTGAATATCTGCAGATATAGTATCATTTCCATGATCAATTGGTACGCCACTACTAGAAGCTTTTTTTATAATTCTCCTTAAATCATAATCTTTTGAAGGATCAAAATCAGGAATTACCTCTAATCTAACTTTATTTTCAGTAGGTGTTATCTCAAGTACTCTTTTATTTGTAACAAAAACCTTTTGTTGATCTATTGCTAATGGATTACTAATTCTTTCTAGTATTTCAACAGTATCTCCTACTTTTAAATACGCTTTATCGATAGAAGTTTTTAATATAAAAGGATTGCTAGTCTGATTATCCTGTATCTCTAATATTGTTGATGTATTATATTGCCATGAGTTTGCTAGAATTTCTTTACGTGTTGTCGCATTATTTTCAATTGGTTCACCAACACCCTTAATAAGAATAGTTTCTCCTTCTAAAGACAATCTATTATCTTCTGATGGAACGAATTTAGATAATACTCCAGTAATTCTTAATTCAACCTTTTTGTTTATATCTCCATCTTCATAACCATAGATAATTTCATCAGATCTTAAATTCTGCCCAGATATAATATCTTCAGTAATTGAAGTTACACCCAAGAACTGATTAACTGTTTTATCAGTATAAACAATATTTGTATTAATTCCAGATATAATTGTTCCTGAAGTAGAGAATCCTATTGTAGAATCTACAGTAATAACAGACGAACCAGCAGATACATTACCTATTACTCTACTTTTTCCTGGAACATCAAATGTTCCTGTAACATATGATTGATCATCATACCCAACAAAAATATCTAAATTAAAATATTCTGCTGTGCTAACACCAGTAATTCCTGTAAGTTTTTCAACCTCTGATATAGATGCTGTACTTGCAGTATCATTGGATTTGGTTATTGTTTGTCCTTCTAATTTTAATGCATCTCCACTTAATAATTCAGCAACTATTCTTTCACGTCTAATATACTTTGCTGAAGATGGTTTTACTAGAAAATTTTCAAGATCAATAACTTTTGGATCTACTCCATATAATACATTAAATAATATCCTAAAAGACTCATCAGTGCCTTTTGCCTCATAAAAAGTTCTTGCTTCTTTTATAAAATTATTAACATCTAAATTTGATACAAAATCAACCCCTTCTAACCCTGGTGTAAGAGAAATTTTGAGTTTTTTATAAAATTCTTGTAAAAATAAGGCACTTAAGTTTTGAACAACAGCACCTTCATCATGACTAGCAGCACTGGTATCCGAAAAAACTAACTCACTTGGATTATCAATAGAGTGATATGATGTTATTCCACTAAAACCACGTTCACAACCTGTAAAGGTACTTCCTGCTATTCCAGTATAAGTGATGATTTCATCACCTATTTTTAAAAGACCGTATTGATCAGGGAAACCTTTTGTACTATCAACAATAATACTATCATCACCATCAGATATACCAACACCTAAAGTTGTTCTTGCTGTTATTACTTCTGGTGTTAGATTGTCTAATTTTAAATATTGATCTAAATTATCAGTAATATCAATGGGACCGCCACGATATTCTTGTGAAATATAGTATTGTTTTAGAAAATCAGCAGCTTTTGGGCTTTCAGATAATACAAACTCTGGAAGTTGATTATCAATTATTTGTTGTACTTGAACCCTTTTATCAATCCCTGTTGTAATCATATTACGTCCTTATTAAATCTCCGTTTGTATAACTTGAAGTAACTTTATATCCGACACCAGATATTTGTTCTCCTGAAGTAATAGTGTCTTTAACCATATTTATTGCACTATCACCGATGCTAAATTTTAGGTATAAATCCTGAAGTCCTATAATATCATTCGATTCTGGAAATGCCTGAACCTCAATAATATTGTTAGGTCTATCAGTATCTGTTATGTTAATAGTAGTAAGGATAATCTCACCCTTAACATAATCAACATTTCCTGCATCTTCAACAACAATTATTTTTGAACCATCAATTCTATCTTTTCGAATAATTTGAACAACACCTGTTTTTTTATCTGCATTAGGAGTATCTGATAGATATACAGTTTCCTTAGTTCCTTGAATCTTAAATCCAGTACTCTTTATGTTTAACCCAGATTCTTTTACATTAAATTCATTACCAAAACATAATTCATATTGTGCATTTTGATTAATTAGGGAATTTAAGTTTCTTCTAATTTTAACTCTGGTAATATTAGAGGTTATTGCATCATCTATATTGTCAATTACACTCAAAATCTTACTATAGCGGAATCTGCCACCAAATTTATTAATATCAAGAGAATTTGCATATGTAGTAAGTCCTCCAACAACACTTGCTCTTAAACCAGCAACATCTCCAACTTTAGCTGCATTATAATAAGTATAATTTTCTAATTCAATGTATAATACCTTCAAATCTAGAATTTTTTGATTAATTCCAGTCAAAGAATAACCTTTTAAGTCTGAAAGTATCTGTTCTTTATCAAAATCAGAGACAAAATCACCATTTTTTGGTTTAATCGTAAGAAAAACTGTACCAAATTGAGGTGGATCCATTTCTTCACCACCAACTACTGATACACTTTCAGTATTTGGGTAAATTGTTTGTATAATTGACTCATAATCCCTTGCTGTAACTGCTCTATATTGCGATGAATACAGTCTAGGAGCGA